CAAGCGCATGATGATACCCACGCAGCTGCTGAAGGAGGGGAAGATCCAGGTCAGGGGCCGCTTCGCCATCGTCAGCCGCGTGGTGGGCGGGCGCCTGGTGGAGTCCGAGCGCAGCAACGACGGCAAGGAGTGGCGCCTGAAGGTCGGCACGCGCGAGAGCACCCGCCACGGCGTGAGGGACGGCTGGATAGTGGAGTCCCGCCAGGTGCGTGACGCCGGCGCCTTCCAGAGGCTGTCGGAGTCCAACGAGTGGGCCACCGCCAAGATCCTGGAGAGCTGGGATTCCTTCAGCTACGACGGGGACGGCTTCGGCGGCCAGGGCCAGGTGGGCCCGCCCAACGACGAGTTCATCCCGCTGATGGGCGGCCCCTTCAGCAAAAACCTGTACCTCTACGACTACCTGGACATGCAGGCGAAGTGCTTCTGGATGAAGAACCACCACCCGCTGGCCAAGGCCTGCATCACCACCCTGCGCAACTACACCATCGGCAAGGGCATCGACGTGCTGGCCAAGAGCCCGGAGTGCCAGAAGCTGTGGGACGACTTCGTGAAGCGCACCCGGTACGACCGAAAGCTGCGCGACGACGTGACCACGCTCATCTGGGGCGGGGAAACCATGGACCTGAAGGGGAAGGACTCCAGCGGCCTGGCCCGCCTCACCAGCATGGACACCAGCACGGTGTGGGAGGTCGTCACCGACCCGGCCAACATCGACGACGTGCTGTACTACCACCAGCAATATCCCACCCAGTGGCAGCTGGTCTACAAATCCAGCGACATCCCCACCGAATACATCATCAACGACATCCCTGCCGATCAGGTCATCCACCTGAAGGAGAACGTGACGCCCGGCGAGAAGCGGGGCCGTAGCGACCTCTTCCCGGTGCTGAGCGACCTGAAGCGCTACAAGGACTACAAGAACGCCAAGGTCATCAAGGCGCAGCTGGAAGAGAGCTACGGCCTGGACATCGAGGTGGACGGCTCCCAGGCCGACGTGGACGCCATCCTGGCCAACAATCAGGCCATGCGCGTGCCCCGCGCCGGCACCGCCCGGGTGCACAACAAGGCCGTGGTGTACAAGTACCTGCAGCCCACCACCAGCAGCACCGGCGGCAAGGACGACACCGGCGAGCTGCTGCGCAAGGACATCGCCGTGGGCATGGGCATCGCCCCGGAGTGGATCGGCGAGACGGGCGCCGGCAGCAGCCGGGCCAACAGCCTGGTGAAGGAGGCGCCCGCCACGCGCACCATCGAAGACAAGCAGCTGAAGGTCGAGGACATGGTGCGCAGCGCATGGGACTACGTGATGCAGACGGACGGCGCCGCCCTGCCGGCGGAGCAGGTGCGCAAGGCCAACCTGGGCGGCGTGAAGCGCCACATTGCCCAGCGCAACTGGAAGGGCGCCATTGGAGAGCTGGGCAAGCTGGCCACGGGCGGCACCGTCACCGAGCCGCTGGACAAGGGGATGGAGGTCATATTCCCGGAGATCTCCAAGGATGACCGCAGCGGCAAGATCGTGGACGTGCTGAAGGGGCAGATTGCCGGCTTCATCACCCACGAGCGCGCCTCGGCCATGTACGCCAAGGAGATGGCCATCAACAACTACGACTATGACGACGAGATGAAGGCGGCGCAGGCCGAGGCCGACAGCGGCCGCGGGCCGGAGTGGCAGCAGGACGCCACCACGGCACTGGCCGCTAAGGGCGCGCAGGGCGCCGGCGGGGCGGCCGGGGGCGCAGCTGGTGCGCCGAAGGACGGGAGCCAGGCGGGCGGCGCCGGGCTGCGGCAGGGTGACGGCAAGTAATGGCACGCGACTACGGCACCACCCAGATGGACACCATCCGGGCCATCTACGAGGACGCCAACGCGGCCCTGCGGGACAGCGAGGACGCCAACGTCGAGGTGGTGCTGGGCGCGTACCAGCGAGCCCAGGAGGACATCCTGGCCGCCATCGAGGCCGCGGCAAAGGCCGAGCCTGGTGGGCAGCTGACGCTGGACGGCATGCAGATGAACGGCCGCTTAGGGGCCCTGCTGCAGTCCATCCACCAGACGGCCCAGCAAGCCGCAGCGCACGCCGGCCAGGTCATCGAGCAGAGCGCGGTGGACCAGTACCTGGAGAGCTACCAGCGCAGCGTCTACGGCCTGGACCAGGCCACGCCTGACAACGTGGCCGTGCAGTACGCCCCGCCGCCGGAGTCCGCTATCCGCATCCTGGCCAACGCGCCTTATAAGGGCGCCATGTTCAGCCAACGCATCGGCATCATCACCGACGAGATGGCGTCGGACGTGCGCGACGAGCTGATGCAGGGCCTGGTGGCCGGCGAGTCAATGGCCGAAATCTCCGACCGCATCTCTGGCGTCATCGGCGCCGGCAGCACCCAGGACCCGGAGGCCATCGCCTACCGGGCCAGCGTCATCGCCCGCAGCGAAATCATGCGCACGCAGAACGCCGCCCGCGACACCACCTACGAGCAGAACGCCGACATTGTGGAGGACTCGGCCTGGGAGGTGGCGCCCGACGACAAGCTGTGCGACTGGTGTGCCAGGCGCGAGGGGCTGACGGACGAGGAGATAAAGGCGCAGGACCCCGGCGACGACCCCTGGGGCAACAGCACCGACAAGCCGCTGCACCCCAACTGCCGGTGCGACAGCGTGCCCAAGCTGAAGAGCTGGAAGGACCTGCTGGGGCTGGACATGCCGGAGGAGTTCAAGGACGACGAGCGCGGCATGCGCAATGACGAGGGCGACTGGATAGTAGCGCCGGTGGAGAGCTTCGACGATTGGTTGGAGCGCCGCGGCCTGGAAGCGGCATGACCACCAAGGCGCAGCGCTTCCAGCTGAAGTATTACAAGGACTGCCAGTTCATCCTGGACACGAGAACGGGGCTATACTGGGGCGTCGGCCTGCGCGCCCACTCCGGGGAGGTGGCGTCGACCCTGGCGTGCCTGGAGGACGGCCGCCTGAGCATCAGCAACTTGGTTTGGTGTGAGCACCCTAGGCAGAGGTTTCGATGAGCGTTACAGTCGACAAGGACGAGAGCAGCCGCCTGGTGCTGGTCTTCGACGGCGTGGGGGTGCGCACCGTCATCGACGCCGGGCACGCCGATGGGGTGGACCTGCTGCGCCAGCTGCAGGACTACTACGGCACGCTGGAGCTGGGCCTGCCGGAGAACGCCAACAAGGAGGAGCTGCCGAAGGCCGGGCTCCTCGGCCGATTGCTGAAGAGGTTTGCACGTGGCTGAAAACGTCCAGGTCATCCCAGACGGTGACGAGAAGGTGAGCGCCGGCGGCATCATCCTCCCCAACTTCAGCGGGGAGTCCGACGTGGAGCGCCAGCTGGCGAAGTTCTACGACGGCATGAGCCGCATCGAGAAGCGGATGCCTGCGCTGATCACCCTCGCCTTCAAGTTGAGCCACCAGGTGCAGGCCTGGGCCGACGAGCAGCACGTGGCCACCCGGGCACTGAAGCTGGGCGTGGTCTTCTGGGCCCCCACCGGCGACATCGCCTTCGACCTGGAATACGACCCCTACGACATCACGCCGCTGAAGGAGCACACATTCCTAAAGACGGGCTACAGCGAGCTGCCCAAGCTGAAGGACGCCTTCCCCTGCCTCATCGACCTGGTCGACACCCTGAGCTACACCCTGTCCAACATGATCGACAACGGGCAGCTGGGCGTGGGCACGGCGGAGTTCACGCAGCTGCGCACCTTCAAGAACCAGGTGACCGGCAACCAGTCGTGGGGCTTCCGCCTCTACGACAAGAAGCGCCGGGTGAAGCAGCAGCGGATAGGCCTATGAAGCTGACGCCCGACGAGCTGAACCTGGTCAACACGGTGCGGGCGGTGGACACCGCCAAGGTCGTGGTCATCGTTCACGGGCGCAAGGTGCGCAAGATTCACGTGGAAATCAACGCCGCCTTGGCCATGAAGGTGCGCGAGCCTACCGATGTTCCACGTGGAACATTTGGCCAGGTGAGGACCCGGGAGTAAAAATAAAATTTGACAAGGTGGCGGAAACGGTATAAGGTCCGACCACTTAAGGATGCACCCACCTGAAACGGGGCGTTTTACGTGTCGCAGGCTGAAGAGGCCCCCGCCGCGTGAAGCGCCCCGTTTCTTTTTGCCGAAGGGCCCTCAATGCCGATCAGTTGGGTCGCCAACGATTCAACGTGGCAGAAGGCCAAGACGGCGGTCCAAAAGAACTGGGGCGCCTACGACGAGCCTTATGCCGTCGTGGCCCACGTCTACCAGCAGATGGGCGGCAAGGTGAAGGGTGAGGCGCAGCCGGCGGCCTGCAGCGACAAGGACCTGCAGGCGTGGAAGGGGCACGAGGCCACCGCCCTGGCAGCCACCGCGGCCGTGGCCCGGGCAGGCGCCGGAGAGGCCAAGAAGGGCTGGACCTTCCAGGCACTGCGTGAAGCCAAGCTGGACAGCAGCGGCAAGCGGGTCATCAAGTGCATCTTGATCACCGAGGGCCCGGGCAACAAGGTCGACCGGCGCTACTACACGCGGCAGTTCATTGAGGACGCGGCCAAGAAGTACGAAGGGGCCCGCGCCTTTCTGAACCACCAAACCGAGGCCGAGGCCCGGGAGCGCAGCGAAGGCGACATTAAGGACCAGTGCGGCTACTACCGGGGCCTGAACGTGCAGCCCACGGTAGACCCTGAAACCGGCAAGACGGTGATGGGGGTCTTCGGCGACCTGCACGTGGATGAGTCCGACGCCGGCAACGAAACGTGGGCCAAGGCGCAGGCGCAGATGCAGTACCTGCAGGAATTCCCCACGAGCGCCGACGTGTACGTGGGCCTGAGCATCAACGGCGGGGGCATCCCTGGCGGCATGGTGCAGATAGATGGGCAGCAGTGGACGCAGATGATCGGCGTCGGTTCAGCAGATAGCGTTGACGTGGTGACCAGGCCGGCACGTGGCGGCCGCTTTCTAGCTCTCTCCGAGAGCGTCAAAAAGGAGCTCGACATGAAGAAGAAACTCCTGCAGCTGGTCGCCAAGATCGGCGAGTCCAACAAGAAGCTGAGCACCGAGAAGGACGCAGGCAAGAAGGCGCTGCTGGAGGCCGAGCTGGTCGACCTGCAGGCCCAGCTGGCGCGTGAGGCCGCCAAGGCCCCGGAGCCGGCCAAGGACGAAGCCGAAGAGGCCGAGGAGTCCATGGAAGGCAAGGAGAAGGGCGAGAGCGAGGCCGAGGAGTCCGAGGCCGATGAGGACTACGACGGCCCGCCCATGGCCGACATGAAGAAGAAGATGCCCAAGCAGGATGGCGAGAACGACGAGGAGCACGAGGCCCGCATCAAGTCCGTGCACGCCGCCGTCAAGGCCCACCTGGCCAAGGGTGAGGGCGAAGAGGCCGAGGGCTCCAAGGAGTCCGTGCGCGGCCTGAACGCCAAGCAGCTGCGCGAGAAGCACCCGGCCCTGTTCAACCAGGTGGCCGAGAGCATCCGCAAGAACCTCGGCGCGCAAGCGTCGGACGTGCCCGTCCTGAAGGCCCGGGTCCGAGAGCTGGAGAGCCAGCTGCAGGAGTCGCGCGTGAAGGAGCGGGTGTTGGATGACACGCAGGAGGCGAAGCAGCTGCTGGCAGAGGCCAAGTTGCCCACCAAGTTCGTGAGCGTCCAGGACCTCATCGGCCTGACGAAGGAAGAGAAGCGCCGCAAGATCGCCCAGGTGCAAGCCATCCTGGAGGCCGCGACCGGTGGGTCGTACCTCCGCGAGAGCGGCCCCCGCGGCGGCAACGGCGGCGAGGGCGACCTGAGCGCGGCCATCGACAAGCTGACCGCCTAACCAACATCGGCCGCGAGGCCAGAAAGGACTAAGCCATGGCGAACTCCACCATCCCGCAATACAGCTTCGAGGCCTCCGTGGGCCCGTTCTGGCAGTTCCCTGCCAACGTGGCCGACGCGATCATGCCCGGCGACCTGCTCTACTTCGACACCGGCAGCAACACGGCGCGGCCCCTCATCGACGCCACCAACCACAGCGCCCAGTTCTGCGGCATCGCCGTGGGCGAATACCCGCCCAGCAGCAACATCGACAACGGCATCACGTCGAGCCCCGCCTTCATCAGCGTGGCCATCGGCGGCGTGCACAAGGGCCAGTTCGACACCAACGGCGACAGCTTCACCCCGGGCTGCAACATCTACGCCGGCGCCGACCAGCGCCACATCACCACCACCCAGCCCGGCAGCGCGCCGGTCATCGGCTACTACTGGGACTTCAGCACCCTGACCATCACCGGCACTGGCGCGGAGCAGCCGCAGTGGCGCCCCGTGATGCAGTGGCCCTCCGTCAACCTCACCGCCCAGTAATCAGGCGCCGCCGAGAGGCAGAAAGGACGACTTCCAATGAGCCAGATCACCGCTAAACAGATCCTCGACGCCCTGCGCGAGGGGATGCCGACCACGGCCGACAAGCAGCTGCAGGAATCCCGCAGCGGCAAGATCGTGCGCGTGGCCGACATGAAGTACCTGAGCGAGGCGAAGGGCCGCGAGCGCCTGGAGCTGGGCATCAACCCCAAGCTGGCCGAGGCCGTCAGCTCCAAGAAGATGCAGGACTTCTTCTTGGGCGAAGGCTTCGACGACCCGGACAAGCTGGCCGACTTCGCCTCGGACAACTTCATGCGCCTGGGCGAGGCCACGAGCGCGAGCGCCTTCGGGCAGCTCATGCGCGTGGGCGTGCAGACCATCGCCAACGACTACTACCTGCGGACCCCCGTCAGCTGGACGGAATACTTCCGCGAGTACCAGTCGGACAAGCGCCAGGAATTCCACTCGCCCCTGTTCCGGTCGAGCCTGCCGGCGCTGGTGCGCCCCGGCCAGCCCTACACCGAGCAGCCGGTGATCGGCACGGACATCGAGATCATCAACGAGAAGTTCATGGGCGGCGAGTCCTTCGAAGCCGAGCTGTGGGAAGACGACCAGACCGGCCAGATCCGCACCCGCGCCCAGAGCATGGGTGAGGCCCAGCGCATCCTGGAAGAGATCTACTGCACCGGCACCATCTTCGGCCTGGGCCAGGGCGGCAGCGCCGCTTTGACCGCTGGCAACTTCACGGCGCCCGCGCCGAGCTGGTCGGGCTACAACGTCGCCGGCACGGCCCTGTCGACCGTGTACGGAGCCAACACCTACAACACGGGCAAGGGCAACCAGCTGACGAACTTCGCGCAGCTGGGCGGCTCGACCCTGAAGCAGGCCATCGTGGGGCTGATGAACGCCATCGACCCCAAGGGCCTGAAGATCCTGGTGCGCCCCAACCACATGGTGGTGAGCCTGCAGGACACCCTGAACGCGGAACAGCTCCTCACCTCGGAGCTGAACCCCACCATCCAGGGCGTCGGCGGCACGCAGTACAACGCCCAGCTGGGCGGTGTGATCGGCGGCATCATGAGCAAGAACGTGTTCAAGGGCAAGCTGGACTTCAGCATCGCCTACTTCGCGCCCGACTGGGCGTGGGTGATCGGCGAGAAGGGCAAGGGCCCGGTGTTCCAACGCCGCAGCCCCATGAGCGTCCTGCAGGAGAACCCCGCGAGCGGCCAGAGCTTCGAATTGGACGTCATGCGCTGGCGCACCCGGTCGCGCTTCAAGCCGGCCTGGATCGACCCCCGCTTCTGGTACCGCGGCAATGATGGCAGCGCCGCCGGCCAGCAGTAGGACCTGAACAACCGATGACATCACCTGGGGGCC